CTGGAACGTATTTTGTCGATGCCAAAACGGCTATTGCAAACACTTCTGATTATTGCACACTGGAAAATAACAGGACAATTAATAAGGTAATTAGAAACGTTCGCACGTCTTTGATGCCTCAGTTAAATGGCCCCGTTTATGTAGATGCTACAAGCGGAAAACTAACAGCCGATCAAATTGGCTACTTAGAAAGCTTAGCAAATGCACCAGTTGAGCAAATGGAAAAAGACGGTGAATTATCTGGTTACAAGGTTATAATTAACCCCGAGCAAGATGTACTTTCAACGGGAAATTTGGAGTTGACAATCCAAAACGTACCTGTAGGAGTAAGCCGAAATATTAACGTAAATGTTGGTTTCGTAACTAAAGTATCATAGTATGGCTTTACCACTTATAAACGGAAGAACTTATGATTATGCTTCTATAATCGTAAACATCATGTCGGTACCAGTCGCTGGAATTACAGCGATTGAGTACTCAGACGAACAGGAAATCGAAGACAACTATGGAGCTGGAACAATGCCAGTGAATAGAGGTTTCGGTAAATACAAGGCAATGGCAAAATTGACCTTGTTTATGGAAGAGGTTGAAGCTATAACCGCTTTGGCTATAAACGGAAGACTTCAAGATATTCCTGAATTTGATATTATTGTGGCTTACGTGAATTCTGGAAATGTGCCAGTGACTCACAAGCTTAGAAATTGCCGTTTCAAAAGCAATAACAGAAAAGCAAAGTCAGGCGATACTAAAATTGAAGTTGAATTAGATTTAATTGTTTCACATATTACTTGGTAATGGCAACATACACACTAAAAGTACCTCTTTCGGCTAATTCAGAAGCTGATTATAAGGCATTACAAGCCGAAATGAAGGCTTATGAATTGTCTTGTATTGAAAAAAAGCTAGAAATTAATGGCGTTCAGGCTGAAATTAAAGAAAAACTAAAATCTGGTTATTCGGTCAATTTCGCTGAAATGATAATCAAAGATTTAGAAGACAGAACTTTGTTTACAATGGTCCAAAAAGCGATGCAAAGCGATCCTTTACAGGCTATTGAAATCATGTTAAACGGGCTTTGGGTTTCAGGCGATCCTGTTTCAAAGATTACAAATTCGTTGTATGCGATTCGTTCAGCTTCAAACACATTACTACCACTTCTAAGCGTTGCGGACGGTGAGTTAAAAAAAAATTAATTCAGTGGCGGGTCTCTGAACTTGATACCGAGGATGAGTTAAGGAAACGAAACGCATTACTTCGGTATCATTTTCATTTAGACCCAGACAAGTTGACTGATGATGAATGGGCGCAAAGGTGGGGCGAGTTGGAATGGGTGCGAAAACAAGAATCTAATAAGATTACAGGGTAATGGCTAACAACGTTGAATACATATTAAGCCTAAGGGATTTATTCACTACTAAAATGCAAGCTGCTATTTCGGAAACGGAAAAGCTAGATAAGGCAATGGGTAATGTGAATAGTAGTGGTGGTAAATTAGGAGGTACGTTTAGTAATCTGAAAGGTGTAATAGCTACATTAGGACTTGGATTATTTGCAAAAGATGTTTTTGAAGTTGGTAGCTCGTTTGAAAGTTACCAAATGGGTCTTAAAACGTTTCTTAAAACAAACGAAGCAGCCGCAGAAGCATTTGCAGGAATCAAAGAAGACGCAGAGAAAACACCGTTCGGGGTTGATGGACTTTTTAAGGGGAATATGGCTCTTGTTTCGGCAGGTGAATCAGCAAAAGTAGCTAGAGAAAATGTTTTAGGATTAGCAAACGCAATCGCAGCAACTGGAGGGGGAGATGACGAACTTCAAAGAATGGTTTTCAATTTGCAACAAATAAAAAACACTGGTATAGCCACAGGAGCAGACATAAAACAGTTTGGGTATGCTGGTATTAACATTTATGGTGCTTTAGCTGCATCAACAGGCAAAACGACCGAGCAAGTAAAAGAGATGAAGTTTACCTATGAAGAGGTAACTAAAGCTCTAAACATGGCAGGTAAAGAAGGTGGTATTTTTGAGGGTGCAATGGCAAACGCCATGAATACCACAAAAGGTAAATTTTCTAACTTAAAAGATTCAATTACATTCTTAGAAGAAAAGATATTTAATTCATTCAAAGGAACTATAAACAGTTCAATGGATGGTATTTCAAAATTAATAGAGGGTGTTTCATTGGGTATTGACTACCTGAAAGGTAATATAATAGCCTTAAAAGGCATATTTCAGCCGCTTATTGACGTGGTAGTTTATACTTGGGACACAATAAAAGGTGTTTTTGCCTCGTTCAATTTAGAGGTTATGTTTAATACTTGGGCTAATGCTTTAGGTGCTGTTTTTTACGTTTTAAAGCCTTTTGCAATCGTGTTGATAGATACTTTGGGATTTGCTCTAAAAGTAGTGGTGGGGTTAGTAAATGGTGTGGCTGAACTAGTTTTGGGTATTGGAAAACTATTTGGCTATCAAGAAAAGAAGCTAGGTATTAAATTAGACAATAAAGATGAATTAGGCCAATCTAAAGCTATGCAAACGGCTTTGGGTACAAATATTAATACGGCAAATTCAACAAGTGCTAAAGCGTCAGGTTCGACAGGTTTAGAAAGCAGAGCGAACCAAGTAAGCGGATCAAAACCAACAAGCATAGTGATAAATGTAGGAAAGCTAGTTGAAACGCAAAACTTTCATGGTGCCGTTGAAAATATGAAGAACTTGGCCCCAAATGTACGAGACGAAATGATTAAGATATTCCTTTCGATGTTGAACGATTCACAACAATTAGCAGCGGTGTAATGAGTGACTTCATACCTAATCAACCCATTCCAAGCGTAAAAAAGCCTCAAATGATTATTGGGGCTTTTGGCTTGCAATTGATAAAGCCAAAATTTTACAAACAAGGAACTGGCTTAAATCCTTTAAGTGGAGATAATGAATTAAGCCCAACTACAAACAAAGGAACTTTGGGCTTGCCAGTTTTTGGCGGCATAGTTTTTAAATCGGGTAGTTATGTTGACAAAAACGGGGAAACTATAGATTATGGGTTTTTTGATCGTGACTTACTAATAGAATGCTGTTTGATAGAAGTAGGCCAGCAACGCAAGATTGTTTCGACCGAAATACAAGGAAAATCAAATCCAGTATTACAGTTTATTAGTAACGGGACTTACGGCGTGACCATAAAGGGAATACTTGCATCTTCTTTGCCAAACGTTTATCCTGATGCTGACATGAGAGCTTTACAGTCTATTTGTAATGCTGAGGATTCTGTTTCTGTTCAATGTCCATATCTGCAAGATTTCTTTAAGATAGGTAACTTAGTAGTCCAATACGCAAGCTTTCCGCAATTGGAAGGAAATATAACCGTACAGCCTTTCGAGCTGAAATGCCTAAGTGACGAACCTGTAATTTTGAAAACTAAAGATGCTTAGGCCTGACTGTAAGATAACGTTTACACAACAAAATGGACGTTCAGAAACGATTGTTTTTGATGGTGTAAATGATATGCCTATACAGTCGAGTTTCAAAAACATGACCGACACGGCCGAGATTGTTTTGGCTCAAAAGTACACATGGAAAGGTCAAGATGTGTTTTCGACTTCAAGCCCTATCTTAAAAGTTGGTGATAAGGTAAAAATAGAAATTGGCTACAATAATGTACTAGAAACGGCCTTAACTGGTTACATAACAGCATTAAATACCGAAGAAAAAACAATCATTAAATGTGAAGATGAACTTTGGATTTTAAAGCGCAAACTAGTTAAAAACAAAGAGTATACGACCGTTTCTTTAAAAACGTTATTGACGTATGTGATTGGTGATACTTTGCCGTATGTGATAACTTTGGAGTACGAAAATTTAGGTTCATTTTCAATCAGAAACAGTCCAACGGCAGCCCAAATACTTGAATACTTACGAAAGGAATTTCATTTAGAGGTGTTCATGCGAGAAGGGACGCTTTACATTGGCCGCAAGTATCTATACGACTTTGACGAAACAAAGGTAAAAAGCAAAGAACATACTTTTGAATTCCAAGAAAATATAATTGATTCAAATTTAGAATGGCAAACGAAAGATACTAATAGGTATTTTGTAAAGGCTATCGGAATCAGGCGTGAAGGGAAAAAGAACAAAAGGCGTGAGGTAATCGTTGGTGACACAACTGGCGCACAAAGAACGATGCACTATTATGGTGACTATTCGGAAGCACAACTAAAAACGATGGCCGAAAACGAACTAAACGAAATAGTTTATGATGGCTATCGTGGCAAGTTTAAGACCTTTGGAGAGCCTTTTGTAAGACATGGCGACCGTGTAACGCTAATTAATAAGCGACAACCCGAAAGAGGTGGTACTTATTTTGTGAAAGCGGTTGATTATGATTTTGGATGGAATGGCTATTTTCAAAATATAGAGGTTGGACGTAGATTGTTATGAGAGAAGTACTAGACGTTTTAAACCAACTTATTAAAGAGTCACTGCCACGACAAGCGATATTTGCCGAGGTGGTAAGCTACGAATCTGACACAAACACTATAACCGTTCAGCCAACAACCGACTCGGACGTAATTGAAAATGTTAGTTTAGATTCACAAGGTGACGAAACTAAAGGATTCTTTGCGGTGCCGAAGGTTGGATCTGATGTGGTAATTGACTTTATAGACAACTTGCCATTCGTTCGAATGTATTCTGAGGTTGAAACTATAATGTTGAAGTCTGATACATTTGGCGGATTAATAAAAATTGACGACCTAAAAACACAATCAGACACGCAACATGCTGCAATAAAAGCGGCTATTATTGCAGCATTAACCCCGTTGGACGCTCAACTAGTAGCATTAGGGCAGGCAGGTGGAGGTGTTACGGCACTAAATGGGTCTTGGGCTTCGGTTCTCGCACTAAACAAAACGACACTAGAAAACACAAACGTAAAACATGGCTAGGCAAGATTTTAAACTCGATTCAAATGTACTAGTCATAAAAAATAATGACCTAGTAATTGGCGAATCAGACCAGCAACATATTACCGATTTAATCAATTCGCATTATGGTTGGTTTCGAGAATTCCCATTATTGGGTGCAAGTGCGAGCGACTATCAGAACGCCCCTTCGACCGATCTACCAAAATTTGAAAGTGCGATAAAAGAAGCACTAAAAACGGACGGCTACCAAAAAAAGGTAAAAATAAACGAGTTCACAAGCGAATCACAAGACATCGTTATCTATGAATAGCTACAACTTACAAGATGGCCAAAACATATACGATGTTGTAGTTAAGCAATTTGGAGACCCTACCAAGGTGTTTTCGCTTGTACTGGATAACGATCAAAACTTAGACTATGATTTGACTGGTGTAAAAGAAATAAACTACACACCAGCTACTTATATAGTTCCTTCTGTTTCAAAAGCAACCCAAAAGGAAGCGCAAAAACCAACTAGCTATGTGACAGTTTACGGCCAAAACTTGTTTGATGTTTCGTTGCAACTATATGCCGATGCTTCAAACATTTTTGCCATTACAAATACTAGTATTGACGATGATATAGAACACAATAAAACGGTTACAATATTACCTTACAAGTCAAAATTAACTGTTCAAAAGAACGTAATTGATTTGTCTGGTCGAATAATTGGCACAAAACAGTATACAAGAGAATTTGTGACTTATATTGTCACCGAAAATGAGTATTATATCACAACTGAGTCAGGATTGAAATTAATTATTGAATAATGGCAGAAGGCGAAGTAAAAATTAGTGCGCTACCGAGTGGATCTTCTCTTACAGGTGTTGAAAAAATACCGATGGTTCAGGGTGGGATTACAATAGAAGCAAGCGCACAAGAAATAGCCGATTTGTCAATTCCTTTAATTAATTCCAAGCAAGACCGATTAGCTGGAATTGTTTCAGGTTGTGAAATTACTGTTGAAACGTTTTCTGGGACACCAGTAGCAACTAATAAACAAATAAAGGTTTCTAAAGGATTAGCTTTAACAAACAGTTGGTATATCCCAACCTCTGAGTATTCTAAACTTGCGGACACTATTTCGTCTGAAATTACACTATGCCCTACAGGAGGTGATTTCAAATATTATGATATTGTTGCTGACAATACAAATGCAATTACAATACATGAAGGAACTCCGAGTACAGCACCAGCGCACTACGTAATTGACCCTTTAACAGAAGTTTTGTTAGGATTTATTATAGTAGGGGATGCTGTAATTGAAGAGCCTATTCCTGTCGTAAGTGGGTTTATTCCTTTATCAGGAAGTGATAAAATTAGTGGAGATTTATTTTTTAATGCGAGCGGTAAATACATAGGTCGAAAAGATAAGTCTTTTATAAGATTTAATGACACCCAGCTTTACGCTAATGTAGAAGATGCAGATAATCAAGCATACATATCTCCTAGTGTAGGTGGGGGGGATGCGAATGTAAGTTTATATGCTGGAGATAGTAGCGACCCGACTCGAAATAGAATTGTAAATGTTCAAACAGGACAGCCAATTACAGTAACAGGGGATGTTTTATTAAATAATGCCTTAAATTATGCACCAAGCGTTTCTTTAGCATCTAGTACAAATCCAGCACTAGGAGCAACTGCAAGTAATAACGTAACAATTACAGGAACTACAACTATTGCTGGTTTTGATACTGTTGCAGAAGGAATAATACGAATTGTAAAGTTCGCTGGAATACTTCAACTTACACATTCAGCGAATTTAGATTTGCCTTCTAGTGCGAACATTACTACTGCAGTAGGAGACGAAGCTGTTTTTAGAAGCAACGGTGCAGGCAGTTGGAAGTGTATTGCTTTTATGCGAAAAGATGGATCTGCTTTAGTTGGAGGAGGTAGTTTTCAAACTTTACCGACCGAAGTTACAGGAAGTTTAACGGCTGCAAATGACAAGTATTATGTCAATACAGCAAGTGCGACATATACAGATCCTGCGGGAGTACAAGGAAAAGGATTTGTAGTATTAGTTCGTGGTGGCGCAGCTACAGTTGGAGGTACAGCTTATACAACTGGTGTTATTTACAGATACTTTAACAGTGCAGCATGGAGTAATATTATGCTTCGTGATTTTGCTACTATTACAGGAGACATAACATTTGCATCTGGAGTTGGAACGATTGCAAACAATGCAGTAACAAATGCAAAAGCTGCTCAAATGGCAGCTAAAACAATAAAAGCGAATAATACAGGAAGCACAGCTAACGCGGCAGATTTAACGACCGACCAATTCACTGCAATGATGGAAAATGCTACAACAGTAGCAACAGCAGGTATTCTGACAGCATTAACAAGTGCAACTTATAAGTATTTAAGACTAACTGGATGTACAGGATTAGGAGGTATAGCCCCAAGTTCTTCTTATAAAGACCTTTACATTTGGAATGATACAGGAGTAACGCTTACATTGTATCACGACTATTCTGGCGAAGCAACAACAACAAATAGAATTTATTGTGGTGCAAA